GATCTGATCTGCATGCCTTTTTATTTTGGACAAAAAAGACGATAGCCATTTCAATGATGTTCTCTAAACTTTTTTAAAAAGCCTAAAAAATATTAGGCTTAAATGTTCCAGTTTATTTCTACTTTATCGTTAAATACCTTGATACCACTAATTAATTTTCTAACAATGACTTTTTGTTTTTCATAATCTAACTTATCAATGTTTTTGGCTTCTTTAGCATTCTTGATAAAATCTTCAATCTTTTCTTTATTTTTGTTATCAATTAAGCTATTTAATCTCTTCTGCAAATTTTCCTTTTGTTTACTCAATTCATCGTTCTTTTTGTTCAATTCATCAACGTTGATGTTATCCAACAGATATAAATCAACCATTTTATCTTGTTTCTTATCTATTTGTTGAAGTTCTGCTTTGATAGCTTTAATTTCCTTAGAAACATCTTTATTTCCTTGATTATTGATAATTTTATCCATATTTAAAGGTAGTTTCTTGATTTCGCTTATAACAACACTTTCAATTTCATTTTTTTTGATGAATTTAAAACCACAATCAAAATCATGTCGTTTGTTAGTTGAGCGTTTGCGTGGTCTTGAGCTAGGACAATTATATCTATGTAAGTGTGTTCCGTCCTTTAAATTACTTGTAGCAATCTGTAAAACAGAATTACAGTATCCACATCTCATTAAACCAGATAGCATGTATTTAGTTCTGAATGGACGTGGATTATGTAATTCAGCTTGAGTAATCTTTCTTTTTTTAAGCTCAGCTTGTGTCTTTTTATAATCACTTATTGAAATGATAGGTTTATGCAAACCTGGGTAAATCTCATTTTTGTATTTGATGTATCCAGCGTAAACAATGTTATCTAACACTTGTCTAACTGTACGATAAGACCAGTTATTTTCTTTTCCAATGTGTCCTTCTTTATTTAGATTTTGAGTAAGTTTAATAATGCTGACTCCTGCCAAATAGTCTTTGAAGATACGTTTGACAATCTCAGCCCTAAAAGGGTCAATTTCATAAACTTCTTTATGAATCGTGTAACCAAAAGGACAATTAGACCAACCCATAGCCTTTCCAGCCTTAGCACGTCCAACACGTCCCAGTGTCATACGCTCAGTTATCTGTTCACGTTCTAGTTGTGCAAATACAGACAGAATACCTATCATAGCTTTACCAAATGCAGTAGATGTATCAAAGTTTTCTGACAGGCTGATGAAACCAACACCATTTTTATTAAACACATCTTCAATTAAGTATAGTGTATCCCTTTGCGAACGTGACAAGCGGTCAAGCTTGTAGACCAAAACAGCGTCAAACATGCTATTTTTGCAATCTGAGATAAGTTGTTGAAGACTAGGCCTGTTTGTATTAGATCCAGAAAAACCAGGGTCTGTATACACTCTAGCTACTTTCCAATCTTTAATATCACAATACTTCTTGAGTTTGTCTTGTTGTTCAGATATAGAGTATCCTTCTTCTGCTTGTTCCATAGTAGATACTCTAGTATAGATTGCTATTTTCATAATAAAATTGCTCCTTAAATTAAAACCCGTCGAAATCGACAGGCTTAGATTGTTTCTTATTTTTTAAGATGCTGAATTGCATAATTAGCTTCATCTGGTGTAAATTGTTCGCCGTAGTCTGAAGTTAATTGGTCGTAGATTGCATCTGGTGACATATTTTGTTCTTCTTGGTATTCCTTAGCTTTATGCAATGCATTTTTATTCCAATTAGCTTTAATGTTAGCTATAGCATAATTAGCAGCGTCAGAAGAAAACTTTTCTCCATAGTCAGAAGTAAGCTGATTATAAACAGCCTTTTTAGACATGTACATACTATCAGCATATTCTTGACCTTTAATCAAAGCAGAAATATATTCTCTTGGAATTTTCTTAGAACTATTTTCAGATGATTTAGTAGACGATTGCTTAGCTTTGATAGAACTAGCTTTTTTCTCTGATAAACTTGAAGATTTTGCATCTTCTTCGATAGAAATGCTTTCTTTACGCTCAGATTCTTTAATTGAAGAACTTTCTGCTTTGCTGCTTTCGATTGCTTCTTGATGTCTAGCTTCTGGAGTATCTCCTAACGCTCCAAAACTACTTAAAGCAAATATAATAGCTAATGCATACCAACGCTTCTTTCCAGAATTATTTTTATTCCATCTAAAGATGAAATAAGCTATAGCTAACATAAGTAAAAACATAAATATTCTAACTGGTAAAATCATAATGATAACTCCTTTATTTTTATGTATTGTTTTTAAATACTCACAAATCTAGCTAGTTCTTCTGGCAGACCATACGATCTAACGAAATCATACTTATTAAATGACTCATTTATTTCAAAACCACTCAATAGCAAATAGAAAGCAAATCTATTAGCTTCTGCTTCAATCTTAGGCACATCATAGCCAGAAGTAAAAGACCTATAGAATGTAGTAGAACAACTAGCGTGTTCTATAACATGTCCTAGTTCGTGACCCAGAACAAATTTTCTTGTATACTCAGACAAGTTGTCTAAGATACCTATTGTTGTTTCTTTATCGCTAGTAACTTTCATAGCTAAAGTGCTAGGCGGTAGTAAGTCTGTATTACAGATAGCTACACCCATGCATTTTAAAATCTGTTCTGGGTCACAAGTTCCATAAAGTTCAACTAATGAATTGACGTCACTCTTTAATGTCACATAATCACCGCCTAATTCATATCTTTCTTTTTCTTAGCTTTCTTTCTATTAATAGTCATTAATAAATTTAGAGCTGATAAAGTAGCTTCTTTATCTTCGTCACTCATGGGTTCTCCATAAAAGTTTATAGAGCCTTCGTCATTCAATCCTTTCATCATTTTTTCAGCTTCAATACCTATATCTATCTTTTCTTGTGGCGATAAGTCGTACTTATCGTCAGACCTACCAAGCAAGTAATCAGTAGACACTCTAAAATAGTCAGCTATCTTCGATAGTTTATCAGCAGAAGGAGCTTGCGTTTTTAGAGAATATAGGTAGTTTTTGCTAAAACCAAGTTCTAAGGATAATTCTTTTAGAGTAATATCTCTTTTCTTTGCAAGCTCCTGGATACGTTCAAGTATTGTCATAACAGCAATATCGTCCTTTCCAAAAAGCTAGACAAGAAAAAAGTATAAAATAATTGGATAATTTTATTGACTATCACATTATTGTGGGATATACTATTTCTTGTAAGTTAAGTTGTCAGCTAATAAGCAACAGTATGAACATAATTATTTCCGCCAAGATTGATTATGAGTCTTATTTGTTGTGCTTATTAACTACGCTTTAATAGTACATTATTGTGGGCTAGTAGTCAATATTTTTTCATAAAAATGTTCTATTTAAAGCTTACTTCAAAACTTACTTAGTAGGGTGGGTGGGTAGGAATTAAGAAAGGAGTGATTAAAGTGCCAGAAACAAAGCCAGGTAGAGAAAAGATTATGGAGTACCTTGAAGAAAATGACATTTCAGTTACTTCATTAGCCGTTACATACGGTATCAAGAAACAAGATATGTCCGACTTTTTAACTGGGCGAAAGATAACACCTAGAGGAAATCGAGTCATTTTAAAAATCATTTCAGATTTAAGAATTAAATAGGAGGAATTGAAATGAAAGATTTAGTAATTATGCACGATCAACAAGCAGTAACAACAAGCTTAGTTTTGGCAGAAGCATTTGAAAAACAACATAAGCATGTTATTGAAGCAATTGAAAAGAAAATTAGTACAGCCGAAAATTCGGCTCTACTCAAAAACATGTTTATCGAAGATAGTTACATAGCTTCAAATGGTAAGCAAAACAAGATGTACTATCTCAATCGTGATGGATTTACATTCATAGCGATGGGATTTACAGGAAAGAAAGCAGATGAATTTAAGCTTAAATACATTGACGCTTTCAATAAGATGGAAAATCAGATCAAAGAAAAGACACAATTCAGATTACCAAAGAATCTAACTGAGATGTCAACAATGTTTTTCGATGTTATGAAAGATCAAGACAAGAAGATTGAAGAACAAAGTGAAAAAGTTAATTTCTTAATGAATTTATCTGGTTTAACTAGTCCTAGAAATAAGGAATTAACAAAAGCTAGAAATAAGAAAATCATTCAAGTTTGTGGCGGTAGCGAAAGTAATTCATATCAAGACAAGAGTTTACGCTCAAAACTCTACAACGAATTGTTTAAATCTTATCGACATCGTTTTGATGTGAATCAATATGTTGATACTCCAATGAAGAGATTTGACGAAGCTAAAGAATACATCAACAACTGGTATCCACCTTTTGAATTAAAAGATGAGATCGAAAAGGCAAATGCTCAAGGAAATCTATTTTAGGAGGAATAAAAAATGAATTTTGAAAGTGTAAGAGAAGCATTAAGTTATGCATTGTTGCTTAGTGATGAAAAAACAAAGCTAAGAAATAGCGATGGAAGTGATGCAACAATCGAAGATTATAAAGAGCTATATAGAGAAGCTTTATATTCTGCTTGCGATTATCTAGGAATGGAAGATTTATATCTAGATTAAGGAGAGTGATTAGATGCAACCTATCTTAGCGGTTTTAGTCGCTTGCCTAGTTTACATCGTTGTATTTGTCGGTGTGAGTTGGGCTAAAGATAAATTCAATGATTGGAGTGATAAAGATGACTGAAGCTAGAGAGTTCAAAGTAATCAATTATGACAAGAACGGCAACATTATTGAAGATTTGTCCAAAGTCAAAATTGATAAAGACATTGAATTAGCAATAAGGAGGGCTATCTGGAACGATGAACAGTAATGTTTGGTGTGTATACGGAATTTTATTGTTAATAGCTTATGCGGGTTGTGTGGACTTGTACAGGCTATGGAAACGAAGAAAGGATAGATAGTAATGGACGCTGGAAAAGGTTTTGTAAATTTAAGCGTGATGGTTGGAATATTCTTCAGTGGTCTTAGTTTTGGTTTAGGTCACTTGTATATAGGCTTTGGCTTTGCCGTTTGGGTTGCTTTAGCAATAGCAGTTTTATTCTCAATGAAGGAGGAGTAGAAAATGATGAGTTTATCAATTTTGATTGTAGGTATTCTAATAGGTCTCATGTTAGCTCCAATGGTTGAAGCCCTTGAAAAAGGAACATTCTTCGATTGGGGCGACGAGAATGAACATGAAAGGAAGTGATTAAATTGGTGGATATAAAAAAGTCAGTGATTGCAGTCACTGACTCAAACAAACATCGAAATGTTCTACCCAGCTTTCATTGTACTCTAAAAACGATGAAAGTGATAGATGATTTTGATAAAAAATACCAATTCATCAAAGGGTTTTACTTTTTGAATAAAGACGATTTACCAGAGTCTGACAGAACGAAAGTAAAAGTAATGATGGACTTAGCAAAAATGCAAATGGAACAACACAAGGAGAATAACAATGGCTGAATTAGATGAATTAGAACAAGCAGAAGTTACAGAAGATAGATTTATCGTAGATACTCCAGAGAAAGCAGATTGGGCTTTATACAAGCTAAGAGAAACAAATGAAACAATAAATCAAAATAAAAAGTTAGCAGATAAAAATCACGAACGTATTGATGAGTGGCTAGAACGTGAGAACTCTAAAGCTAACGAATCCAAAGAATATTTTGAAGGATTATTGCAAGAATACTTTACAAATGAAAGAACTAAGAATCCTAAGTTCAAATTCAGTAGCCCTAATGGAAAATTATCTTCAAGAAAGCAACAACCTAAATGGATTTACGAAGAAAGTAAATTAGTTGATGTGCTAAAAGATACTGAATTTGTGACAAGCGTTCCTAAATTAGAAAAGGGACTATTTAAAAAATCAGCAAAGAAAGGCTTAGATGGTCTATCAGTTGTTGGAAATAAGGTTGTAAATACTAACACTGGAGAAGTTATTGACGGTGTTCAAATTCAAGAGCAACCAGACAAGATTGTAATCAGTACGGAGGAATAATTTATGACTTATAAAAATGAAGAACTTATGAAACTAGCTGAGAAAGTTAGTCAAGATAGCGTATGGATGTGGAGCAAGGAAAAACCAAAGGAGTGATAAGAATTGCAGATATATTTTGATGGAAAAATACCAGAACAACCACATCAATATTTTGTGTATGGTGCTGGTGGCACAGGGAAAACAAGCCTTTTAAATTTATTCAAAGGGAAAAAATTTCTATTTTCATTCGATATGTCAACTAATGTTGTCCGTGGACGTGAAGATACTGATGTGGCAGTACTTGAAGAATCTGACGCTCCACAAGTTCAACAGCTAGTACTTCAAACAATTATACAAGCAGTTGAGAGCAAGAAATATAAAGTCATTTGCTTGGATAATATGTCAGCATTGCAGAATTTAGTGCTAGAAAATATTGACGGTAAATCTAAAGATGGACGTCAAAACTATCAAAAACTACAACTATGGTTTAGACAACTTGGAATGTATCTGAGAAATAGTGAAATAACTATTCTAGCTACTGCTCATGAAATAGATAACAAGGAAAACTTGAGTAATGGCAGATACAACGCTGATATGAATGATAAGACATTTAACGCTTTTACATCAATGTTTGATTTTGTCGGAAGAATTTACAAAAAAGACGGCAAGCGTTGGATAGATTGCGATCCAGAAACTGGTAATCAAGGCAAAAATAGAATCGATGATAGAACCTTGATACACGCAGAAGATTTATTAAAGAAAGAAACAGAGGTAGAAAAACATGGTTAATTTTACAGTAGATTATAACAACACATTCGGTAAAGCAGTAGAAGAAGCAGGTAGCTATAACGTGAAGATTATGGATAGCTCCACTGCTAAGCAAACCAAAAAAGGCAAGGAAATGGCAGTCTTAAATTATGAAGTGTTAGATGGTAAGTATGCTGGAGCTGCTATCAGATATCACAATATCGTGTGGGACGATAGCACAGAAGAAGCTTTAAGTTTATCTATTAAGAGACTTAACACATTGATGAAAGCTATTGGTGCAGAAGATGGAAAGCAAGTCAATGCAACAATGGAAGCTATTGTTAAGCAATTACATGGCAAGAAACTCAACATTACAGTTGATTGGGAACAAAGTGACTACAACGGCAAGTGGAACTTAGATGTTAAGTCCCAACAAGAATTAAAAGAAAAGAGTGAACCCAATGGAGTGTTTAGACCAAGCAATGGGACTAAAAAAGCAGCTGAAACAAGCACAAATCCATTTGGAAACACTACTCAAAGCAAACAAACAACTTCAAATCCGTTTGAACAAACTACATTGGAAAATACTGATCCATTCGCAAAATCAAAAGACATCAACATTCCAGACGAAGACTTACCATTTTAGAGGTGTAGATGATGGAAAGGTCTAGAGCATATAGATTTTTTCACGATAAAGAAGAATGGATAGCAGTGAAACCAGTAGAGCCGTTGAATCTGGATCACATTGAAACAGTTAGCGGTTCTAAAGATGAGTTTTACATTGACTGGGAACTGGCTGATAGACGAAAGATGAGAGTTAGACAACGCAGGCTATTCTTTGCACTGATTAACGATATAGTACAGTGGTCTGTTATGCCACAAGAGTACGTAAAGGATATGTTCTATCTTCAATATTCTGCATATACAGGCAAAGAGATCAGTCTAGCAGATAATTCTAAGACAAGTGTAAGTGATGTGAACGTGTTAATCGACTTGGTAATTGATTTCATGTTTGAGTGGAACGTTCCTTTTAAAGAAGGCTACAAACAATTGCCACGAGAAGAACAGTACTTTATTTACCAGTGTTGTAGACATAGACGTTGCTTAGTGTGTGGAGATTATGCTGATATTCACCATCTAGATACTGTAGGAATGGGAATGAATCGAGACCATGTAGACCATACACAGAAACATGTAATGCCACTATGTAGGACACATCATGAAAACTATCATCAACTAGGAGCTGAGAAGTTTGCAGAACTCTATCATGTTCCAGTTGATGGAATCAAGTTAGACGTTGAAACGCTTAAGAAGTTAGGTCTCAAAGGAAATTATGAGAGCCAGTAAGCTTACAAACTACCGAAAGGGTGTGAAGCCCTTTAGAAATGGAGGTGCATAAAAATGACAGATAAGCCAAGCTATTACTCTATTCTAACGGCTGACGTCAGATATGACGAAAAATTAAACGCAAGTGAAAAATTATTATTCAGTGAAATTACTGCTTTATCAAATAGATATGGATATTGTACTGCTGGAAATGGATATTTTTCAAAACTATACAATGTTTCAGACAGAAGCGTTACACGTTGGATTAAGCATCTAAAAGAGCTTGGATACTTAAAATATGTACCAATTTATAAAAAAGACTCAAAAGAAGTAGATGAAAGAAGATTATATCCACTTACTAATTCAAAAGAACCCCTAGACAAAAATGTCCTAGACCCCTAGACAAAAATGTCGAGGATAATATTACAAGTATTAATAATATAAATACTAATAATAAAGAAAACAGTAATAAAGATAATTTTGATTATAAAAAATTTATTGAATGGTTTAATGAATTATCTGATAAGAACTTTAGAAATACTGAAACTAATAGAAAACTAATTAGAGCTAGATTGAATGAAGGATATGCAAAAGAAGATATAGCTAAGGTAGTTAGATTTAAAGTAAATCAATGGAAAGATAATACAAAGATGAATAAGTATCTCAGATTTACAACATTATTCGCACCTACTAATTTTAGTAACTATTTACAAGAAGTTGAAGATAATTCCCCTGAACCACAAAAGAAAAAAGAGAAAAGTTCCGCTAAAAGAGAAAAAAGAAAAGACCCTATCGAAGAAAAGATATATCAATATCAATTATTCCTACAGGAACACCCAGATAATGAAGATGTGAGAAAGGAGCTAGAACAACTTGAACGGAATAGAACTGAGAATAGTGGAGACGTTGCTTAATAAACCAGAATTGATTGATAGTACATACATCAATACAGACTGGTTTACTGAAATTAAGTTAAGAAACATTGTTGAAGCAATGCAAGGACTAGATTTACAAGAGAGAACATTGCTCAACATTTTCACTGAAATGAACAACGATGGCAGTGTTGAGTATAAGCACCTTGTAGATATTCAAAGTGGATTTGTAACAAGTGCTAGTTTTGAAAATGACGTTAAATCTCTACACAAGTTATATGCACAACGTGTACTAGAAACAAGTATGGAGATTTATAAACAATATCCTAAAAAGCAAGAACTTGCTAACTTGTCAGAAGCAATTGCTGAGTTGTCTAAAATTGATGAAGCAGAAGATGACGGAAAACTTGAAGAAGCTATCGAAGAATTACAAGACAGGATAGCTTCTGGAAATCCAGTAGGAATTAAAAGCTTTGAAAAATTAGATAATCTGCTTGCTGGCGGTTTATATGGTTCTATGTTGTTCACTATTGGTGCTAGACCTAGTGTTGGTAAAACGGCTTACGCAGTCAATTTAGCATATCAAATTATGAACAAAGATCCAGAAGTTCAAGTTGATTTCTTTACTTTGGAAATGAACAAAAGAGAAATGCTAAGTCGTTTTATCTCAAGAAGTGCCAATGTGGATAGTCAAAAATTAAAGAACCCTGCTAATGACTTAGATTTGATATTTAGCAAAATGGTAACGGCAGGTATCGATTGGGTTAGAAACCATAAAATAAGGATCTATGACAGGGTTCTAACTCTAGGCGGTATCTTGAGTGTAATTAAAAAGAACGCTGCTAAAGCTAAACCAGACAAGTATGTGGCAATAATTGACTACATTGGTTTAGTTAAAGTGAATGGCAGACAAGATAGATGGTTACAGGTAGGTAAAATCACACGAGAACTCAAGATTATCGCTAACGAATATAACATTCCAGTAATTGCACTAGCTCAATTGAATCGTGGAGTAGAAAGCAGACAAAATAAAGAGCCTTTGCTTTCAGATTTACGTGAATCTGGATCAATTGAGCAAGATAGCAACGTTGTAGCGTTCTTGTATCGTCCAGATGATGAAAACAGAGAGTTAGTCAAGTTATCGATTAGAAAGAATCGTGAAGGCTCATTAGGCGACATCAGTTACTACTTCGATGGCAAATATATGTACTTTAAAGAAACTGACGAGGACACGCAATGAGTTACATGGATTACAACCAATTCAAAGCTATCATGGCTGAGAATGGTTATCAGAAATCTAAGGCGGTTGATGTGTATCTAGACAAAGCGATGCACTACCATAGACTAGCTCAAAAAATCGTTGCTAACACTCAAGATAAAGAGCCAGTAGTTAGGCTCAAAATGGAAAAATTTATCAAAAAGTACGATGACGCAAGAGTTGAAGCAGTATGGGACGCTATAAACGTTGCTAAGCTTGAGAAATGTCAAGGTTGGAAATTCATTGAAGATGGCGATGAGTTCATCTTACAACTTCAAATCAAATATCAAGGAAATATGAAACAAGCAACAGAATTTGAACAAAAACAAGTAGAGTTATCCACACTTTATGAACAAGCATACAAGGAGATAAGGCAAAACAATCAACGGTGTTTTTGTAAAGGAAACTGATTTACACAAATAATAAGAATTTTTAAAAGGTGGTAATAAAAATGGCAAGAGTGAAAATTGATTTTAGCATTGATACATTGGCAGAAGGTGCAGGTAAGGAACTAATCGAGCGTGAGTTGAGCGATATTTTTAACAATATCAACGACCCTAACGCTGATCCAACAAAGAAACGTAGCTTAATCGTCAAAGTAGATTTTGTTCCAGATGCAGACTATGACGAGGTTAAAGCGTCAATTAATGTTTCTAGTAAATTAGCTCCAGCAGCACCAGTTACAACCAAGATCATGACTGGACGTGATCTAAACACAGGAATGATTGCAGCTAGTGAACTTAAATCTGGTGTTAAGGGTCAAACTTATATCGATGATAAAGGCGATGTAAGAACTGACACTGGAGAAAAGGTTGAAGATGTTGAGAAAAAGAGTAGCAAAATAATTGATTTACAAGAAAAGAGAGGTTAATAACATGGATTTGACAAAAGAAGCATTGAAATATTTAGCAGAAAATACTATTAAACCTGAAGAAAGAGTAGTAGAAATTGATGGTAGTAATTTTGTGATTGATGAAACTGGTCATTACGACAGAGTTAGACCAAAAGTGTATAACGCTAAAAGTCCACTTGTAATGAGAACATTAACAGGATTAGTCGACTACATCAAATCTAATTTAGAACGTCAAGAATCTAAACTACTTTTACATGTCGAAAAGCCAACTGAAGTAAGTTTATTAGGACTTTTAGCTGAAGATGGTAGTAGAGAATATTTAGCATCTGTTCAAGCGATTGTTCCTGGTTTTTCTTTTAATTCTTTTCTAAATATTGAAGAGTTTAACGTTGCTTTACAATCAACATTCGTTAAAAACAATGATCGTGAAATTTTATTGAAAGTCGTGGGAAATCTCAAAGAAGACAACGTGAAAACAACTGGTGACGATGGTGTAAGTCAAGCAGTTACGATTAAAACAGGAATTGCATCAGCAGCAGATGTAAAAGTTCCTAATCCAGTAACTTTAGCTCCATATCGTACATTTGTCGAAGTCGAGCAACCAGAAAGCAAGTTCATTTTTAGAATGCAAGACGGACCAAGAGGAGCAATTTTTGAAGCTGATGGTGGAGCTTGGAGAAATCAAGCAATCTTAAATATCAAAAAATACTTGGAAAACCAACTTTCAGATGAAATTAAGAATGGGAAAATTACAATTCTAGCTTAGGAGTGTACTTAATGAGTATCAATATCAAATTAGATGAAAAATATTATATCACTGATAATAGTTACAACACGGCTATTTTAGCTAAGAAGTTAGGAATTAATAAAAACGGTAAACATACAGAAAAGAGACGTTATTTTACTGATTTTGGAAGAGCAATTGTAGCATGGGCTAGAGAAACTGGTAAAAGTGGAAAGGAAGTTACAAGTTTTCAAGAAGCCGCTGAAATTTTTGATAAGAAAATAGAAGAAGCTAAGACTGCTATCAATGAATCGTGCAGAATTTCTTACGAAAAAGGTAAGAAAAATGGAAAAGAAGAAATTATCCAAAAGTTTGAAGAAAAACATCACGTTAGAGGAGCGTCAAAATGAACCATATAGCAAAAAAAGTAACGGTTGGTAGTTTTACTTTTGATAGTCAAAAAGAAGCAAATTTCTACCTAAAATTCGTTAAAGAGAGTGGCTATAAGCACGAAGTACACCCTAGCTATGTGATTAAAGATAAAGTTGCTTTAGGTGGTGTGAATTTATCTAGAATCAGCTATACTCCAGATTTTGTAATTTTTGATAATTACGGAAAAATCAAACATGTATATGATGTGAAAACAAGCATTAATACACAATTTGGAGCTGATACTGCTGCCAAGCTGAGATTTAATTTGTTTGCTAGAAAGTACGGTGTTCCTGTTGAAGTAGTAGTACCACGAGCTAATGACTTTAAAATGAAAATCTATGGATTGACTAAAAACGTCAACACAAGACACGAGCGTATCAATCGCAAAGGTAAGCAGATAGTTGAGTCCTATGACGTGATGCAAAGTGTTGATTATGATGTAACGGACTTTATAGGAATTTAAAGGAGACTTAAAAATGGAAAATTAACTATCTTATAGGGGGCTAGAAAATGAGTAAAGTTTATATCGTATCAGATAAAAATCAAAAGCGAATGAAGAATCTCATAGATATTAATATTTTAGAAATCAGAAAAGGTCCAACATTATTTATGACACCTTTTAAAACAAAAGCTATTCAATTAGCAAAACTTTATAAATATAATGCTAACTCAGAAGATGTTGTTATTGATGAATATGAACCACTACATGATATCTTCGTTATCTCAAAATCTTGGACTTTAAAGGAGTTAGAAGATGAAGATAATGAGTAAATTATTAGGTTGGTTAATGATTATTTCAGTTTTTGCAATAGTCATAACATTAGTTTTACAGATATTCTATTTCTTCGATATATTCTTGCTTAAATTGACACTTGCAGAAGCATTTATTGGTATTGTGTCACTTTATTCTAAAGAAAGTATTGATTTAATGATTTTGAAAAAGAAGATTGAAGAAGACGAAAAGAAACTAACGGATAGATTAATAAGCAGATTGGGTGAAGAAAATGAACAAAAATAAAAATACCAAAGCAATGTTAGCAGAACTAAAACAGGAATTTCCAAAAATTTATGAAGTTCCAAATAACGGGCTATACATTATTATTAGCGATGAAATAGGTAACACTTATGAAGATGAGAATTCAAATTTTGATGAAAAAGAAATAGACAAAGTTGATATCATTTATCAAGGTCATAACATTACAGTCTTACCATATTTTATAAACGGTTGTGAAATTCATACTAGATCAGTCAAATACAAAGCTTTAGATGTAATCACTAAAGCTATTGCGATTGTAGGGAAGCATTTGAAAAATATCAACCAAAAGGAGAGCTAGTTATGATGATTATGAATGAAAACATGCTCAATATGCTTAAGGAGCTAGATAGTGAATTTCCAGATGACTTTGGATTACGTGAAGGGCTGAGAATTGACGCTATTGACCTTAAAGATCGTTATGATGATGATATTGATTTTGATGAAGAGTTGCTAGACGAATTGCGAATCTACTACAAAAACAAAACCATACTTATCAAACGATATGACAGAGATAACTGGGAAATCGAAGATGAAGATTATCTTAGATTTTCTGATTTTGAAAAAATTGGAAAAATCCTAAGTATAGTTATGAAACATTTAGGCAGAATCGAGTTAATTTAATTCGGTGTGTAAAAATAGTCTGTTAAAGGAGTGTAAACAATGGAATTGATCGAAGAAATTAAGGAATTAAAAGAGTACAAAGAAAATAATGATTTAACAATCGCAGAATTGGCGAGAAAAATTGAAGCTGATGATACAACGGTTGGTAGATGGCTTAAAGGCGAAGTTACACCTAACTTTTACTCTTTACACAAAGTACGAAACTTTTTAAATGACATCAAAAATTCAGAAGATTTGAAGCCACTAGAAAATTTTAGAGACAAAGTAACTAGAGAGCGTGAACAAACAAAATCAGACATTAACTATCTAAAACAACGTATCAAGGCTTTAAACGATATTGAAGATTTAGACACGTTAGTAACTGAATTGAACGTTACTACACAACTTGGAAATCTTGTGCGTGATGCTCACAACACACCATTTTAAAAGTATAAACAAAGGAGAAATCGATATGGATTATCAAAAGAAAGTAGACATGAAAGAAGTTAAAGAAATACAGAAACAAGCAACTGAAATATCTAAAATCTTGAAAAAAGAAGGCTATGAAGCAGGAGTAATAGCGTTAGGAAAAGGCACAGGAGTCGCAACTAATGTTTTTGGTAGCAGAAAAGACGTGTTATTTACTGTATACACTATTTTGGAAAATTTGAAAGAAGAAGATAAACTAATGCTTTTAGCTATGATTTTAGGTATCAATTTAGGAGATGAGTAAATGAAGATTAATTTTGATGAAGTTGATTATAAAGAAATGTACAAAGTCGGAAATGTTATCAGAAATTCTGACAATATGCTATTCCTTGTTGCTGAAGGCAGTGAATATGGATATGTACTTGTCAATTTAAGCGAAAATATGGTTACTAGAGCTTATGAAACACTTGAAGAATTGTCTGAAAAATTTGGAGAAGAAGACGACACATTGGTCAACGCAGAAATAAACGTATTGTAGGTAGAGATATGATTACAAAAATATTAGATATTATTATAGCAATTACTCTAATAGGTTTAACTATTGAATTATCATCTTCAAAAGAAAGCATCCCTATTAAAGTTATAGCTTTAATGCTGATATGTATATTTTTAACACTAGATAAAATCTCAAGAAAACTCAGATAGGTGTGAATCAAGATGAATGATGAAGAAATGCATAAAATGTATTTAACACATTTTCTTTATAAGAATGGAATTATCGAGCCAAAACCAGAAGTTAAAAAAGACAAGAAAAGTGACAGTGAAGAAGTAAAGATATTTTTAGTAAATGGAAAAACATTATATTTTAACAATGTTTTAAGCACAAAAGAGCTATACGAAAATGGTAGATCAGTTCTTTTAATCAAGCATTTTGATGAAGAAACAGGTAAAAAGAGAATATCGTGTTTTGATTTAAACAAAGAAAATATTATTGGATACTCAATAGATGATGAGCTTTAGAAAGGTGTTGATAAGTTGTGGATAACAAAGTTACTGCAATAGATAGACTAGCTGAATTAATAAAAGAATATGCTTTTCCGTTAGATCCTTTAGTAGATGTTATATGGCGTATATCTTCGTGGCAAGGGAATACAAACGATGATCCTTACTTGTGGCAACAAGTTAGATATTTAGAGAAACTTGTCAGAAAAGGACATGCAGTAAAGAAAAACAGAAATTAAAAGTGTATAGGCTTAGCGTTTGTAAAAGGACGTTAAGTCATAGGTAGTGATATTACTGATGAGCTGCAAACAACAAAATTTATTAGAAAAGGTAGGTGAGCATTTTCCTTTCCTGTTATTTTATACCGTAGCAATTTAGCGGTATTACTACCGAACCCTACTAATTTTAAACACACAACAGTTACAGACAGTAATTTTGTGAGCAAAAAAATTATGAAAGAAGGTCCAAGCCTTCGTAAATTCTTCGTACATTGTCTGTAACTATCAGCCCTGTATTAGCATGATTTGAGACTATCACACGTTTTGAGAGCGTGGCAGGGCTTAGTGAATCTGGCTATTGTTCACTACTTGAAAGCATAGGAAATAGCTACTAAATAATTGAAAGTGAGAGTAATCTCCTTTAAACATTAATTCAACCTATGCTTTGGCTCTATATCTGCAATTCTTGAGTAGTCACTTATTTTTGAGAGTAAGGTAGAGCATTCTAATCGATTAGAGAAAATATTGTAAGGAGATTTATATGCGTGGTAGTAGCGATACTGCTTATGTAGGTGGTTAAAGTATGATTGAAGTTAGAAATAATAGAGATGATAGTCACATTTATGATTATAAAGGCAAGGTGTTCTTTGATGTTGAAGATCCTTTTGGTTATCAACATCATGAAGTTGAAGTGATAGGTGTTTATGATAGAACTGCATCAGTTCGTGATACTGAAACAAATATGACTTGGACAGTTCGAAAAAATGAATTAGGTCTTAAAGAAAAGAAACAGGCTCATAAGTATCCATATCACTTCAACTACAAAGAATGCAAGCGTAAGTGGAAAGGAAAGCAAGATAAGCTTATCAATACAGTTAAAAGTTATAGTGATAAAGGAGCGTTTGAGCGTGGTTTATAATCCAAGAAAATTATCAGTAGTTATCAACGAGAATATCGGTTATTTGATTGAGAGAGAAAAGATAAACAAACAGTATATCTATAGCAATTTAGGAGTTATGAAGATTGTTCATGATCCTAACGCAAATGTTTCACTGGAGAAACTAGAACAGTTAGCAGACCTACTTAATACTAACGTTCCTAATTTGGTTACAGATTGGGAAAAAGGTTCATATCCAGATGAGTATGAGATGTTTGTAAAAGGATATAAGGCAGGATATGACGACTGCAAAAAAGGTAAGAAGTTCAATCCTAAAGGGTAGATGATTTTATGAAAAAAAGAATAGTGTATAAGAACAAGGATTACTTATATGTCAAAACAAAACGTGTTGGTTTAATAGATAAGGTTAAAACGTATGTATCAATTGAATACACACAAGACTTTGACGGAAAGTACACCTATAATATCTTGCTTAGACATAAGATAACATTACTTGCTAAATTACTTATAAGTCTATGTGTGGTAGTAGGTAGTCTACTTGTCGCTTTAATTAAATTAATATTCCTTGTGCTAAGCTTCGATTTTAAGCAAATAGTTGATTTTAAAAAGCACAAAGAAAATGTTATAAATTTGTACTATATTTTGATAGGTACTTTGGCAACAGAAGATATTGAAGCAACATATACAACATACAAGCGTGTATCTTCGCTTGATGAGTTAGTAGAACTTGTGAAGTCTGCTGTCAGATTTGAGAAGAAAAAAATAAAAGTTTAAGTATATAAGGAGTGGTTAAGATGATGAAGTTAGGAACGGCAGTAACGATTTTAAGTGAAGTATATAAACCTGTAAGCCAATGGTCTGATAGTTTAGAGACACCCAGAGACTTACCTAAGAACAAAACGATACAAGAAGCTTGGTCTGTAGTTGTTAAGTTTCGCAGAAAACACGCAAGGACGCATCGCACCAGTCGTGTTTATCATAGTAAAAACTTTGATAAAATTTTACCACGTAGAGATGAACTCATTGAAGATATCAAAAGTGGTATGACGCTTTGGGAGCTTGATAAAAAGTATGATGTGATTAACATCTATCAGCTATTTACAAGGCTAGATGTTAAGTGGATTTATCAAAGATACGCTTTTCTAAAAAGATGTGTATATGCAATCAAAGATGGTAAAGTTATGGTTTTTGACAACGTTGAAAAGACGTGTAGGCACTTTAAAATTGGTAACACAAATTTTGACAAAAAATACATCAAAAACGGTAAAACACTACAAGGATATAAGCTTTATCGATACAAAGATTTTATAAAAGTTTATTCAGATTATGATGAAGTTTTTGAAAAAATTATCCAGAAAAATAATCTTTAAAAGCATGAATAAAAAGTTCCCCCGTTGTATTATATAGTTACCGATAGTTAACAATTTCTTTTTTTATTTTTAGTTTTCATAACTAAAATCGACTCCTTTTGAGGTTAGTTTTTTATAATTGCAGAGCAGAAGTGCTTTAAGGACTGTAGGGGTTCAAATCTCCACTTCTGCATTTTTCTATGGTAGGTGATTTGGTTGCTCAATATCGATTTTGACAGGACTGTAAAGAATGCGTATAAATTGTTAAATAAGTACAACGATTTAGTGCTACTATCCCACACAGACTACAGTCCAAAAGTTACGGCTTCATATACGCTTGAGATGCACTCTCAAACAAACAAGGTTTCAAAACAAGTTGAAGATATGGTTATGCTACATGTAGATGCAGAGAATGAAGTCTCATGTATCGTCAAAGCTATCAACAAACTTGATACTGAAAACCGTAGACGTTTGTATGACGCTTTTGTGCAAACTGATTTGAACCGCACTGATGTCATGATTAGATATGGAGAAAGCCGTAAATCCTATTATAGAAAGTTAAAAGTTGCCGTTTATAAGTTTGCTTTAGCGTATCAAGGATCAGAGCGATTGATTGAGCAGATTGACGACATCACATCTTAATGCTCATTATGAGTACCTGCTATTAACATATATACTATTATTTTTTTATTCTTCTTAGTTGAGTTCTAGCTTAAAAGTTAGAACTTTTTTGTTTTATATTATACAGTGAATTTAATTGTATAGAGAAACAAAATGGAAACACAAAGGAAACAACTACTATGTTATAATGTAGTATAGATAAATCACGAAGAAGAACTTCAGCACTTTTAACACAAAGTTAAGAGTGCTTTTTTTAATGCAAAAAAATGGTGGTGGTAGTAATTGATAGATATTCAGAAGATTAATGAACTGATTGGAGTAGATGAAAGCTTTAAAGCGTCAGACAAACTATACAAATTACTGATGAGTGATAAAAAGAATGAATTATTTAAATCGTTCTTAGATGTTGAAAATAATCTAACTTACGATTGGTTTACTGATTACTATCAAGAAGAACATTCTGATAGAAAGAAAAATAAACAGGATTTTACACCAGATGGAGTTGTGGAATTAGTTAATCAATTGCTAGGACCATCTAAAGTTATTGCTGATATATGTGCTGGGACTGGTGGATTAACTATCAAGCGTTGGAGTACTAATCGTGATAGTAGTTTTTATTGTGAAGAATTTTCAGATAGAGCAATGCCTTTTTTGTTATTCAATTTAGCAATCAGAAATATTAACGCATATGTATTTCATGGAGATAGCTTATCTAGGAAAGTAAAACATTTGTATAAGTTATCAGCACAAGAACGATTTAGCAAAATAGAGATAGTAGATAAATTGCCAGAAAACAAAGCTGATACGGTGGTTATGAACCCACCTTATTCTTTTACGTGGCAACCAGATGACAAAATGTTGGAACAAGAACGATTTAAACAGTTTGAAGTATTAGCACCTAAATCTAAAGCTGATTATGCATTCTTATTAGAAGGATATAACAGGCTTTCAGATGATGGAACTATGGCTATCATTTTGCCACATGGTGTGTTGTTCAGAGGACAAGCTGAAGGAAAGATAAGAGAACGTTTAATAGAACTCAATGCATTAGATGCAGTAATAGGATTACCTGCTAAATTATTCCTAAACACTGATATTCCAACAGTTGTATTAATTCTTAAAAAGAAAAGAGAACATAAAAAGATTTTCTTTATTGACGCTGCTAAAGAGTTTGAAAAAGGTAAGAACCATAATTACTTAAAGCAAGAACATGTAGATAAGATTATCAAAGCATACAAGGATCGAAAGAAAATAGATAAGTTTAGCGATGATATATCTAGATATCTTATTGAAGAGAATGAGTTTAATCTAAACATTCCTAGATACATAGATACATTTGAACCTGAAGAAGTTCCATCGCTATACGAGATCACTAAAGAGATGCGAGAGATTGATAAGCAAATTGAAGAAAATTCTATTGAGTTCGGTAACATGCTAGATGATTTGGTTGGAACAACGCCAAGCATGGATAAGGAACTGAAACACTTTACCAAGTATTGGAAAGAAAAGTATAGCAAGGATAGAGAAAGGCAGTTGACACTATGGTAGATTTCAGAACTTATGAAGTAGTTAAACTTGAAGATGTTGCTGAGTATGCTAGAGCCAAGCAAGGAAAGATATATCCTGCTGGAACATCTACTCTACAGATATCAGCGACTAGGGGGGTATTGGCTTTCTCTCTGAACCAGGATATGTTCACACAAAGAACGTTGCAATTATCCCACAAGCTGGAATAGATCCATTGTATTTTAACATTGCGATGCAACGTAATATAGATTTGTTTATGCATAAGTACGCAACTGGTATCAACATTCAAGAGCATGAAGTAGGCAAGTTTCCTATTTATTTACATGACTATGAAACACAAAAAGCAATCGTATCAATGTTTAGGCAATTAGAACATGAGATGGCAGTTGAAAGAGATACGGTCAACGCATTAAAAGATTTAAAGAGCAACATGTTAAAGAATATGTTTGTTTAGAAAGGCGGTGTATCTAATGGATAATGATAAATTTATTCAGTTATGCAAGGAGAAAGTGGTTGATTACACTAATACGTTTATGAATTTGAATAGTATCGATCGACCAGTACATATCACTACAAGCGATGTGTATGTGGTTTGGTTAAACAGAACGCTGCAAAATAACAAAGCGTTGCTATCAACTACAATTGAAGATGGAATGTACTATGAAGTTACTTACAATGGCGATAAGAACGAACTTTACTTTGATGCTTATAGTCTTGTACATAATGAAGCAATTGAATTAGGTGATTAAACATGAACATTAAAAAGTTGTCGAAATTATTTTATGCCAATGGTTCAAGTGGTGGTAATAAAGGACACTTACCAGAGAAAGGCAAGGGGCCAGCTCCAGTACCTAAAAGACCATTTGGTGAAAGGTTGAGACTTATTTCTGACTTAGCTAACATAGATGAAATGAGAGAAAAAGGAACTCACCTGAATGAAGTATATGATGATATCAAAGGTAGATTAATTGAAAATGCCAGAGAAGGAAGATATAGCTGGTCTATTACTGAATTAGATTTGTTAAACATGGCAAGCAAGCACGATTTGCCAGAATGGTGTGGAATAGAACAATTGCTCATATTCATAAAAGGAAAATGCATGAAAGATGATATACGAGTTAATATTACTGATTATAGACTTGACCTTTATAGGATAGTTGAATTCAGTTGGAATAAGTAATTTTTAAGTGAGGGTTGTGGATGGGTTCGGATAGTAAATTTAAACAACATAAAGATTATTTAATGCAATATCGAAAGATACATACAAAGATAGATAGACTAAGAAATAAATTGAATAGACTTAATGAACGCTATGATTTGAAAGGCGTATCATACTCATCACAACCATCTGGCTCAGTAAAGCAAACTTTAGATGATGTGTTAGCTCAAAAGGAATATATTGAGAACAGGCTTGGAAAACTAGAAGACGAATCATTCAGGATAAGAAATGAAATCCAAGATAAGTTATTAGATTTAGATAACCAACTAGAAGCAGAAGTACTAGACTTGTATTTCCTAGAAAGATATAGCCTAACAGAAATAGCTGATACATTATGTTATTCTGAAAGACAAATTGAACGACTGTATGCTAACGGTATAATGTCAGTATAATGTCATGTTAATGTCAGTGACACAAGGGTATATAGATGCTAAGATATGTATGATGATAGTATACATATAAAGCTATCAATGTCTCCTAGAAATTATTAATATGTTATAAGGCTAGAGAATACTCTAGTCTTTTTATTTGGTAAGGAGTGATAACAATGGCTCAAAGAGTTGTGCTTATGGATGAAAGAGAATTTGATGAAGTGATGAAAGGATTAGATGCATTACCATTCGAAGTAAGTCATACAACAGCAAGCAACGGTAAGTATGTAAATGCCTTGATTACTGTATCTAAATCCAAGGTAGAAGAATCTTTAAAAGCTATGGATTACAATCAATTAAAAGGTAAAGATATTAATTACCATGCTACAGTCAAGTGGGTAGATTAACATGTATGAAGATAAGTACATCAAGTTCTATCATAGCAAGGCTTGGAAGTTAGCACGTAAGCAAGCACTGGCAAGAGACCACTATCTATGTCAAGAGTGTTTGAGGCAAGGGATAGTTAGAACAGCTAATACAGTTCATCATATCATTCCTATTAAAGATGATTTTAATAAACGGTTGAAATTAGATAATCTAGAAACTATCTGCTTGGAACATCACAACCAAGAACATAGAGAGAAACCTAGTGGAGATAAAAATAAGTTCAGGAAATTGAAAGAAAAGAAACGTGAAGTGTTTGTTTTTAAAGCAAACCCAGACTTTAAACTATAGCCCCCCTAGGCCAGAAAAACGCTAGAAACGTTATTAAATCAACGGTGATGACTTTCGTTTACGATAAATTCGTTTTTCAATTAAAAAAAGTAATTCAAATCTGGAAGAAAGGAGTTAATTTTTATGCCACAAGCAGCCAAAAGTGCGATGATGCATTTATACGAAGGAAATCCTAACAACTTAACAAAAAAAGAAATTTATAAACGTAAAAAGAACGAAGAAAAACTAAAAATTTCATCTAATAACTTGAAAGCTCCTTCTTGGTTAGAACCTGGAGCGAAAAAGAACTTTAAACGTATTGTAGAGCTTATGGAACCAACTGGAATTTTATCTGATGTAGACGTGGATATCTTGGCAATATATTGTGATACGTATTATGATTATTTGTCCTATAAACGTAAGATTAGAAAAACAGGTAACATGATTGACGGTAGGGTTAATCCATTAATTAGAGAGAAAAGAAATGCGTCAGCAGCATTAACTAAATATGCTAACATGCTTGGATTAACTCCTTCTGCTAGAGCGTCGTTAGCAATTCATTTAGATGATGAAAGTGATGATGACGATGACTTCTAAAATTTTACAATATAATCAAACTCAACTAGAAAAATGGTGGAATGATTATAGAAAGTCAATGCTAGGTTGGGCTTATCTAGATAAACCATCTCCAGTAGTTCTAACAACATATTACGCTAAGATGGTTGTTGAAGGCGATATTCCAGCTGGTAAAAATGTTATTTTAGCATGTAAACGACACTTAAAAGACTTGGAAAGACAAGGCGACGAAGATTTTCCTTGGGTATTCGATGAAGAAAAAGCACATAGACCGATTAGATTTATTGAGAAAAAATGTAAACCGTCAAAGTCAGTTAATGCTCAATTGATATTCCAGCCCTGGCAACATTTTATTGTTGGTTCAATGTTTGGTTGGGTACATCGTGATACAGGTTTAAGAAGATTCCGTGAAGGAGTTGTTTTTGTTGGTCGTAAGAATGGTAAAACGACATTAGAATCTGGTTTAGCTGATTATATGGCTGGATTTGACGGAGAACGTGGAGCTAATATTTATTTTTTGGCAAACGCTCAATCTCAAGCTAGAAAATTATACGATGAATCTAAAGCGATGATTGAGGCTAGTCCTTATCTAGATAAACGTTTTGTCACAACACGTTCTGAAATAAGATTTCCAAAAACAAATTCTACTATCGTTCCTATGTCTGCTGAAAAGAATAATAAAGACGGAGAAAATGTTCACTTTGCCGTATTTGATGAAATTCATGAATATAAAGATTATTTCTTGATTTCAGCAATGAAACAAGCTAGAGGAGCTAGATTACAACCGTTAATTGTGTATATCTCAACTGCTGGATATGTTTTAGACGGTCCTTTAATGGACTTTATCGACAATGGAAAAGAAGCTTTATCAGACTATGACGCTCATGTTGATGAGAGAACATTCTATTATTTAGCTAGTTTGGATAAAGTTGAAGAAAGCGACGATCCAGAATTATGGATTAAAGCTAATCCTAATCTTTGCTTAATGGATACAGTAAACTTGATATCTGACTACATTAAAGACAAAAGAACTCCTGCTGAATATGCTACTTGGCTGACAAAACAGTTTAATATCTTTAGTTCTACTGATGAATTATCATTTGTAACGATTGAAACCATTAACAAAAACAAGCGTATGATTGATGAAGATACATTGTTAGGACGTTCATGTATAGGTGGATATGACTTATCAGAAACACAAGACTTTACCGCTACTGGCTTAGAATTTAAGTTAGATGACGGTTCAATTTTTTGGAAAATGCAGTCATTTGTACCAGAAGAAAGGGTCAGAATTGATAAGAATCCTGAACGCTTGAAAGAGTGGGAAAAAGCTGGATATTTAACAATCGTTCCTGGCGAATATGTTAATTATGAATATGTTTATAATTGGTTTGTTGAGCAAGCTAAAAAATATAAAATTCAACAAATTAATTATGACCCTAACAAAGCGTTGTTTTTAAATCAGTCATTACAACAATACGGTTTTAACACTAAAGTTGTTAGACAGGGTTTTACTACTTTAGGTGGACCAATGCAAAACATGAAAGAGTTACTATTAGACGGTAAGGTAGTAACTAATAATAATTTGATGTTTAGATGGTACTTGAACAACGTTAAGTTGGTGACAGATAGAAATAATAACTGGATGCCAACTAAACAATCACGTAATCGAAAAATTGACGGTTTTGCAGCATTACTAAACGCTCATGAATCGTTGTGGGAAAACCTAAATGTTAAAGAAAAGAAAGCTAGAATAAAATTTGTCAGTCTAAGATAAGGAGGTGATTATTTGGGGTTTTGGAATAGAATAAAGAGTTTGGTTACTGGAAATAAAAAAGCTAGTGGACCAGTTAGTTTGAAAACAGGTAATCCTTTCCCAATTAGTTTATCTGGTTCAACATTACAAACTAACGAAACAGTATTTTCAGTAATTACTCAGTTATCTAATGCAATGGCTAGCATGCCACTAAAACTATATAAGAACTACGAAGAAGTTACAGACAGTGATTTAGCGATGGAAATAAAATACCATCCTAATCCGTCAATGACTTCTTTTTCTTTTATCCAAAAGTTAGAAACAGACCGTAATGAATACGGTAATGCTTATGTACTGATTGAAAGAGATGAATACTGGCAACCAGTTAATTTATATCCAGTATCTCCAACTTGTGTGACAGTTATGCAAAATCAAGATGATAATTCAATTTGGTATAAGATAACCGCTACTAATGAAAATGTTCTTGTATCAGAGAGCAATATCCTGCATTTAAAACACATTTCAGGGTCAACAAGGCTATTAGGAATAAGTCCTTTAGACGTGCTTAAAAATGCCTTAGATTTTGATTTAGCTGTACAAAAATTCAGTTTATCTGAAATGTCTAAGGTGGATAGTTTTAAGGTTACTTATGGTTCAAATGTTGATGATGAGAGTAGAAAAGATGTTATTGATAATTTTAGAGCTTTCATTAGAGACAACGGCGGTGTTTTGTTTGAAGAACCTGGCGTTGAAATCAGTCAACTGCCTAGAGAATTCTTATCTGGTGATTTAATTAATACTGAAAAGATAACTGATACAAGAATAGCTAACGCTTTTAATGTTCCTTTAGCATTTTTAAATCAATCTACTGTTACTAATAACGAAGATTTGATGAGTCAATTTGTACAAAGAACATTAATTCCAATTGCTAGACAATATGAACAAGAATTAACTAATAAATTATTAACAGAAGAACAAAGAAAAGCTGGAATGTATTTTAAATTCAATGTTAATAGTTTGTTGCGTGGTAATGTTCAAGCACGTACAGCATATTATCAAGCATTAAGACGTTCTGGTATCTTAACAACTAATGATATTAGAGCGTTGGAAGATTTGCCACTATCTAAAGACGAGTTTGCAGATAAATTATTCGTATCTGGTGACTTATATCCTTTAGATATGGACCCAGCACAACGAAAGGGGGTGAGTTCAAATGGTAATGGAACCAAAACTGAAGAAACCAATCAAGTATTGGGAAATGAGCAAAACTCAAGATAACGTTGGCGAGATTGCAATTTATGGAGAAATTGTTTCTGACAAATGGTATGACGAAGAAGTTTCTGCCACGTCGTTTAAAGATGATTTAGATGATTTAGGCGATGTAAAGACTATTAATTTACATATTAATTCGCCTGGTGGAAGTGTATTTGAAGGAATAGCAATTCACAATATGTTGAAAATGCATAAAGCAAATGTCAATGTTTATGTTGACGGTTTAGCAGCATCAATTGCAAGTGTCATTGCTATGAGTGGTGACACTATTTTTATGCCTGAAAACTCAATGCTAATGATTCATAATCCATGGACGATTGCAATGGGTAATTCAAAGGAATTACGAAAACAAGCAGACGATTTAGACCGTATTGCTCAATCAAGTATTAAAACTTACTTGTCTAAGTCTAACGGAAAGATTGATGAAGAAACATTAGTTAAATTGCTAGATGAAGAAACATGGTTATCAGCTCAAGAAGCTGTTGATTATGGTTTAGCTGATGAAGTTTTGGAATCAAACAAAGCAGTAGCTAGTTTACCAGGCGAGTTTTTAGAACGTTATAAACACGTTCCAAATCAATTAATTAAACAATCTGCTCCAGGTAATTCGATTAACCGAGAGCGACTAATTGTCAAAGCAAAAGAAAAAATTGATTATGTGAATAATACATTAGGAGGAGTTACATTATGACAGTTACACTTTATGAAAAGAAACAAAATTTAGGAACTTTAGGTTCACAATTAAAGAAAGTTAATGAAGAAATTGCAATGAAAGCAGGAGATCCGACAGTTGCTGATAAGGATTTAATGCAATTACAAGAACAATCAGAATCTTTAGAAAAACGTTATAACATGTTAAAAGAACAAGTAGACCGTGAAGAAGCAGAACAACGTGCTAAATTCACAAAAACAAAAACACCTACTATGACAGCAGAAGAAAAATTGATTCATGCTAAAGCTGAATTTTATCGTGGCCAAAAGTTATCTGCTGACTACAAGCAAGTATTAGGTGATGACGACTCAACAACTCATGGTTCTAAGTTGTTACCAGTAACAATTGCAAATGATATCATTGCTGAACCAACTGATACTAATCCATTACGTGATGACGAATTGGTAACAGCAGTAACAAACTTAGAACGTCCACGTATTGATGTGACAATCGATGATGACTCATTCGTAAACGATCAAGAAGTAGCTAAGGAAATCGGATTAAAAGGTGATACCGTTAAATTTGGACGTAATAAGACAAAACTTAAAGTAGCTATTTCTGAAGCAATCTTGAATGGTACTGATACAAACTTAGTAGAACATGTAAATGCTCAATTACAAGCTGGTTTGGCACGTAAAGAAAAGAAAGTGGCTTTTGCTGAAACAGCAAAACCTGGTGAAGAAGAAATGAGTTTCTACTCAACTCAAAACAACATTAAGAAAGTATCTGGTTCAACTTTATTTGACGCTATTACACAAGCTGCAGGAGATATTGCAGATGAATTTCAATCCGATATTAAAGTTTATATGACACGACCAGATTACTTGAAGATGATTAAAGAATTATCTAACGGTGCCGTATCGTTGTTTGGTAAGGCTCCTGAAGAAATCTTGGGTTACCCAGTTCGTTTTACTGAATTGGCAAAAAAACCAGTTGTTGGTAACTTTAAATATGCTCAACTAAATTACGAAATTTCTTCTGCCTTGTACGAACAATGGAAAGATTACGACAAGGGTGTAAACAACTTTCAACTAACAGCATGGTTTGATCACAAGATTTTACTAGCTAGTGCATTCCGTATTGCTGATGTAGTGGCGTCAAAATAGATTCCCCACAAGGTTCAGGCAATGGACCTGATAGTGGGGTTGCCAAATTTGACCCTAGCGGAGATGTAAAACCAACTGATGCTAATACAGTAACTGAAATTAAAGCATATTTAGATGCTCATAGTATCAGTTACTCATCTAGTGCTACTAAAGTTGATTTATTAAAATTAGTTGGTTAGGTGGTGTAGATAATGGACTTGGGCCGACTAAAAAGAGCAATAGCGATTGATAGTAATGTGTTTGATGATGTACTTACATTGTGTTTGAACGCTGCTGAATCTAAAGTACAAAATTCGATTGGTACTAAGTATCCAGATTTCTATGCTGATAATTATTTATATGATTTAGCAGTCATTCAATTAGCAGACCATTATTTCAAAAATCGTTCCGCTACAACTCAAAAAGGTGAAGTTTCTATTTTGTATGGTGTTAATGAAATAATTCTGCAATTAAAGCCACTTTATCGAATTTATGCTCAAAAACAAGAAATGAGTGATGAAAATGATAGCTGAAACTGGAGATTTGACAGAAATTATTAAGATTGTACGTCCAAGAGTTCCAAAAGTTGATGAATATGGTGATGAAATAGCAACAGAAGATGAAATAACTTATCCAATGTTGTTTGCGATGCTGAGAAGCAAAAATGCTAATGACGTTGAAAAAAACTTATCCACGTTATCAACATCAGCACAATTTGTAATCAGACATAGATTCCAAAACGAGCCTAAAATCACAACTGATATGGAGTTAATCCATAACAACGAGCGTTATAAGATTAATGATTTTAACATTGACACTCAATATAAAAAATGGGACGTCATTATTTGTCAAAAATCGTTGGAATAGGTGGTGTTTTAATGAGTGATGAGTCATTTAGTATTGATGAAAACATTACTATTGAGCTAAAAAAATTAGGTGAAAAAGGTAGTAGAATTTCACGAAAAGCGGTTCGAAAAGCAATACCTATTTTTGAAGAAGCTTTAAAGAAAAATACACCTTATGAAACAGTTAGTGATCGTTCTTGGAAAGCTCAAAGACGAATGGATGAAAAAACAGGTAAGAAGTCTGAATTTAAACATATGAGAGATGATATCCAACTTAGTGGTATCGATCAGTATGGACACGTCAATGTTGGTTTTGGTGAAGATACTTACTGGCGTGTTCATTTTATTGAATTAGGGACGGTTAATCAGAAACCTAATCCATTTATTGAACGAACAGTTGAAGAAACAAAAGACGATTATTTGAACAAAATGTCTAGCATCATAAGGAGTGAATTAGGTCTATGAGAATTAGCGCTATTGATGTAGGAAATATTGTAAAGACTTTAAATGAATTTGATAACACAAATACGTTTATTATGCGTGAAATTCCACAAACGATTTTAGAAAGTAAAAAGTTACCTTTTGCTCAAATTACTTTCTTAGGTAACAGCCCTTATGATTATGCTAGCAACTTTAAATGTGGAGAATTATCTGAAAGTCAGATAGATATTTACGTAAAAGACAATAAAACAGGCGAAAAATTAACAAATTCAGTAGAAAAAGCACTAAAAAACAGTGATTTTGAAGTGTATTTTACTGATTTTAGTACAAATTATGAGTATGATTTTCAAGTTTTGCATTTGCGTGTAAGACGATATCAAATAATAAAGTGAGGTTATAAATTATGGCAGATAATAAATTTGCAATTGGTACGGTTGGATTCAATCGTATTTTGTTCGGTATCATGGACGACAAAGAACAAGTAACAAAAGTAGTTGCTATTGATGGTAATTCTGGTGGTGCTGTAGAACTTAAAACAAGTGGCTTTCAAGGTCAATCTAACACTGTTTATGGCTCAAACATTGCTTATTATGTATCTGATGCTGGTACAGGTACTGGTAAAGTTGAAATTACAGCCGTTGAATTACCTAGTGATGTAGCAACAGAAGTATTAGGCGATAAGTTAGACAATGGGATTTTAGAAACTTACTCAACAGTAACACAACCATATTGTGCTGTTATTGCTGAAGCAGAAGACCTACAAGGCAAAAAAATGTGGATTGGTATTGCTAAAGCTAAGTTTGCTACTGTTGACGCTGACGACTTAAAAACATCAGAAGATAAAGGTAAAACACCTAATAATGTGTCTATTTCTGGTTCTGCAATTACTAGACGTTCAGATAAGCTAGTTAAAGCTAAGGGTTCTGAAACATCTGGAGCTACATTTGAAACTTTTGTAGCTAAGATGTTCCCTGGATTTAAAGCTGTTGATACTATTACAGAAAGTGCAGTAACAAATCCAGTATTATCTCCTGATGGAGGTAGTCACTAATGATTTCAATTAAACTATATGATTCAGAAACAGATAAGGTAAATTACTATGAACAACGTAAGATTAACTTTGGAAAAATTAAGAAAATTCTTGATTTTAATAAAGATATTGAAGAAAAATCAGCACGCTTACGTATTTTAGAAGATAAATTAACAAATGGTGTTGTCTTAACAAAACCAGAAGAAAAAGAATTTGTTTCTTTATCTGGCGAAAATGAAGTTGGTATGTTAGAACCAATGATTGATATTGTAGTTGATTTATTCAATAATCCTAACGTCACCAAAGAAGCTATTTATAATGGCTTAGATTTACAAGATGGTGTTGAAACATTACGTACAATCATGAGCGATGCAATGGGTGGAGCTAATAAAGACAACTCAAAAAAATAACATCGTCCGAAGCACTTGAGACTTTAGATGATATAACTAAGCAATTGATGGAAAATGGTATTCCATTTCAAGATATTGAAGATATGGATAGTGAAGCTTTCTTTAAATACTTAGAACGTCAATCTGAAAGTAATAGTAAATTAAGTGCTGAGGAATTTTACAATCAATTTTAGAAAGGAGGAGTACATATGGCAGTAGGTAGACCATTAGGATCAATGGTTGTTTCTTTAGGCTTAGATTCGGTTAAATTTACTGATGGTTTAAAGTCAATCCAAAATCAATTTAGATTAGCTAAGTCTGAAATGCGTGCTAACGTTGCTGAATTAGCATCAACAGGTACAGCTTATGAAAAAGCTAGTGCAAAAGTTGAAGGATTAACGAAAATTATGGACGTTAATAAACGTAAGATTGAATCTCTTAGAGAAACATATCAAAAACAAGTAGAAATGCATGGTGAATATTCTACTTCTGCAATGCGTACAGCCTCCAAAATTAACGATGCTGTTAGAATTCAAGAAAACTATAGACGTCAATTAAATGACGCTAAAGTTGCGATGAATGAAGCCAAAAGGGGAACTGATAGTCTTAGAACATCTTTAGAAACATTGCAAAAAACAACCACCGCTAATATTACTGGTTTGCAAGCACAAGGTAAAACTAATGAAGCTAATTTAGTTAAATATCGTAGTTTAAAAGAAGAGATTCAGCAATATAATCATATTCTTGATGATGAAAAAGCTAAATTAAAAGAGTTGGTTAATGTTAAGGGTGCTGACGCTAGAGAAACTCAGGAGCAAAAAGTAAAAGTCGCTGAGTTAAATGCTAAAATTCAGCAGTCACAGGCTGAATATGATAAGTTGAATAAAACTTATAAGAACGTTTCAATTTCAAGTGCAATGTTAAGAGATCACATGGACAAATTAAAGCAAAGCATGCAATCTATTGGGCGTAATATGACACAATATATTACAGTACCCGTTGTGGGAGCATTTACCATGAGTGCTAAGTCAGCGATGGATTTTGAATACCAATTACAAGATATTCGTAAGGAAGTTGAAGCACAATCAGGTTCCCTTAAAGAAACAGACAAAATCATGAAAGAAATGAGTTCTGATGTTTTAAAGTGGTCTAAGCAATATGGTGTTGGAACTAAAGAAATCAACGAAGGTTTATTCACTTTAATTTCTAACGGCTATAGTGCTAGAGTTGCTTTAGGTATGATGCCTGAATTACTTAAAACAATGACGGCTAATGGGGATAAAACAGGGAAAACAATTGAACTCACTTCTTCTTTAATGGAACAATTTGGATTAAATACAGGTTCAACAAATAGTCAAATTCGTTCTGGTAACTCTTTAATGAACCAAATGACTGAGATAACTCATAAAACGGCCTTAAATTTAGATGATTTAGGAACTATTTCAGCAAATGCTGGTGCTGCTTTGCATGGTATGCATATCAATACTGCTGATTTCTTGACGGTAGCTGGTAAATTACGTTCTGCTGGTATCGACGCTAGTTCTGTTGGTACAGGTTTATCATCTATGCTTACAAGAATAGCTACAGGGACAGGCGCAGCAGCAGCTGATTTAAAGAAATATAATATCGCTGTATACGATAGTCACCACAATATGAGAAGTATGTTAGACATTGTTGGAGATATGAAAAAAGCTTATTCAGGTATGAATGATGAAGAACGTCAGAAATTTTTATATGATGTTATGGGACAAGAAAACATGAAAGTTGGTTCAACTTTGATGAATGCTCATATATCAGATTATCGTAAACTTTCAAAAGAAGTTTCCAATTCAAATGGTGTGGTTGATAAATATAATAAAACTATGAGAAGCACATCAGAGTTTTCTGTTCAAGAATTTAAATCATCGTTAAATTCATTAAGCATTAGTTTAGGGCAAAAGTTATTACCTACACTTACTCCAGTAATTAAAGGATTAACATCTATGGTTAATCGTTTTGCTAAATTACCAAGTCCAGTCAAAAATTCAATTCTTGTATTAACTGGATTAGCTGCAATATTAGGCCCTATGGCAATCGGAATAGCTGCTATAATTACTTCTGTTGGAAAAATAAGAACTGTGATGAACGGTCTAAATATAGCTAAGAAAATAAAAGATATTGCTAATTCATTTAAGTTATTAACAATATTAAATCCTACAACTCTAGGTATAGGAGCTGTTATAGCATTAGGTGCTGCTTTTGTTTTGGCTTATCAGAAGATTAAACCTTTTAGAGAGTTCATTAACGGAATCGGTAAGGGTATCATGAATAGTTTGAGACCAGTGATTAACATGGTAGGAACAATAGGTAATTCATTTAAAAAATTATTTAATGCAATGAAAACATACTTTAGTGAGAATGGATTATCGTTCCTGCAGGCTTTTGCAAATGTATTTAAAGTTGTAGCTATAGCAATTGGAGCATCAATGAGTAGAATTATCGTAATAATTAAAGTTGCTTTAAATCTGATTAAGAATATATTCAGCACAACTTGGGGTAGTATTGAGCAAATCGTTGGTGGTGTATTTACTGCTATTGGTGGACTACTCAAGGTATTTGCTGGTTTATTCACTGGTAATTGGCAACTACTTTGGAGCGGTGTTAAGGATATTTTCAGTGGTATTTGGAATACATTCAAAGGAATCGTTGGCGGTGTAATTAACGTAATCATTGGGATTGTAAACTCTGGTATTGACGGTATTAACTGGTTATTAGATAAATTTGGTGCTAAACAAGTGAAAAAGCTAAGTCCAGTTAAGTGGGCTACTGGTACTACTAGATATTATCCTAATGGTTTACCAGAAACACAGTTAGCAATGGTTAATGATGGTGGTAAACGTGAAGCAATTGTATATCCTAACGGCCAAGTTGGTATGTTCAAAGGTATGAATGTAACAACTATCTTGCCTAAGGGTTCTCATGTTATCAATGGTGATGATACTGAACGATTAGGATTATCAAATTATCCAGATATGCACTATTACGCTAAAGGAACTATTAGCTTTGGCTCAATTTGGAATAGCGTTAAATCTGGAGCTAGCAAACTATGGGATGATATTTCTGATGGTGTTAAATTAGCAAAGAACATTGTAGCTCATCCTATTGAAGCTTTAGAGAGTACTTTTTCTGGTTCATTAAAGATTGGAAAAAGTGTTCAATTCGCAATAGATACTGCTAAAGGGTTAGGTTCATTTATTATCAAGAACATCAAGAATGGTATTGTTAAGGAAATTAAAAAGTGGATAGACTCTAACGAAGATGAAGGAGATTCTAATTCAACAAGTCCTAAACCAACAGGTAGTCATAAGCATTGGATGGAACAAGCTGGAATACCTAAGTCTTGGTATGAAGATTTGAACTGGATTATCAATCATGAATCTGGTTGGCGAGTAAATGCAACTAACCCTGGTTCTGGTGCTTACGGTTTGCCACAATCATTACCTGGCAATAAAATGGCTAGTGCTGGTAAAGACTGGAAAACAAATCCAATTACACAATTGAAATGGATGTATTCATACGTTAAAGGAAGATATGGCAATGCATCCAATGCTAAGCATTTTTGGCAAACTCATAACTGGTACGCTAATGGTGGATTTGTAACTCAAGAACAAATCGCTCATATTGCAGAAGGTAACAGACCAGAAGCAATCATTCCATTAACAAATCGTACTAGAGCAATGCAAATTTTAGCTCAAGTTCGAGATAAATATGGTTTGTCTGCTGGTAATGTTGTTTTAAGTGGCGGTAAACAAGATAATACAGATTTATCAAGTTTGGAAAGAAAATTTGATACTGTTATCAGTTTACTAGGACAAATCGCAGGTTTAAGTGCTGAACAAGTCAATGCTTTAAAATCTATGAAACCTAGTCAAAATTTTGATAAAAATAAGTTCTATCAAGATATGTTCAGAGACCAAACTATTAGTAACTATATGAATATGTGAGGTGATAATTTTTGGAGAAACTTTATTTAAAGATTGGCAATCAAGATGAATTTGATATTTGTGAGAAAGTTCAAGGACTGCATTTTTTAGGTGACGATTCTACTCCAGTTACTACTAATCAATTTTTAGAAATTAGTGGTGCAGATGGTAGTCAATTTCAATATGCAACCTTTGGCAAATATCAAGTAGTAGCTAATTTCTTTTTAGAATTTAAATCATGGGAAGATTATAAATTGGCTAAACATCAAATAAACCGTATTTTTTCAACTAAAAAATTAATTAGAATGCGTACTAATGTTGAGAGTGCAATTGTTAGATATGTATATCCTAATTTTCCAGAAATTAAACCTATTTCAGATGGTGCTAATAGTTCTACTTTCTCAGTTAATTTTGACAACCCTAGTGGATATCGTTATTCAATTGATAGAAGTGATGAATTATCCAAAGTTCAATATGGTATGTATTTGCTAGATGATATTTATCCAGAATATCATTTTACTGATAAATCCTTTAGAGTTTACAATCCTAGTGATATAGCAATTGACCCTTATCTTGGTAAACATGATTTAAAAATCATTAGTAAGTTTAGTGGTAGTTCTCTAAAAATTACTAACACAACTAATGGAACTAACTGGAGCTACAATAAATCATCTAATGGGAATGAAACTGTTCTACTAGACGGAATTGTAACAACTGTTAATGGTAATCCAGCAACAGTAAATACAGATTACGGTCATATTGTGTTAAATACTGGATGGAATGATATTGTTGTTAGTGGCACGAATAGCAATGATATCACGTTCAGTTTTCCATTTATTTATATCTGATGTTTCAAGGAAAGATTTTAGTTCAAGGGGTTCATCGTGCTGAAAAAGAACCCTTGAATTTATTTGACCCTAAGTCTGTACAAATTCAGTGGGAAGTAAATCAGACTTGGAGCTTACAATTAACTGCATATAATGACGGGAGCTTAGCTTATCAAATGTTGGAAAGTGAAGCTTCTATTTTTTTGGACAATCAAGAATATATCATTAAACAAGTAGCTAATGATTCATCTAGTGGATTAGATAGCGTTCAAGTAACAGCTACTCATGTTTATTTTGAAGTACAAAAAATAAGAAAGTATAAGGATTATGTTGATCCAGAAGATAAGGATAAACAAACAGACGTTAAAGTTTTAAAAGATGATACTGATTCATCTAAATCTGATGATAGCGATAATGCTAAAACTGATACTAGCGAAAAAATAGAAGGCAATACTACAACTAAAGTAACGACTAAAACTACTGATGAAACTCAACAAGATAATCAAAATCAAGTAAGTTATTCAATTCAAGATGTGTTAGACCATTGGTTAAAAGATAATAAACTTGGTTTTACCTATGAAGTGATTGGTAGTTTTGAGAAGAAAGAATTGGAAGAATTACAGGACGGAACAGGAGCTGACATGTTATCTAAGATTTCTGATACTTGGGATAACGCAATTATATATCCAGACAATCGGAAAATTAGGGTATATTCAACAGATAAGTTTAACCTAAATCGTGGTAATAGAATAGATTACTTGAATAATGCAAGTGAGATTAAATTTGGTACTGATTCAACATCATTAACTAATATGGTCTATTGTATAGGCGGGAAATATTCCGTTGAAACTACAACAGAAACCACTACTACCACAACAACTACTACAACAAGTGGTGGTTGGGGTTGGCCTTTTCCTAGCGTGGGAGAAGGAACTTTTATGCAAGTCCAAAGGTTTGGTTATGATGGCGGATATCGTCAAAACGGTTTTCATGATGGATTAGATTTTGGCTCTGTAGATCATCCGGGGCGCGATGTTCATGCTATTCATGGTGGGAAAGTTACAATCAAGTCTTATATGGGTGGGCTTGGTAATTATGTTGTTATTTCTGGCGGTGGATATAATGTTGTTTATCAAGAAGCATTCTCAAGTGCTAGCAATATCATAGTCAATGTAGGAGATACGGTTAAAGTTGGTGATGTTATTGGTTATCGTGATACAGACCATTTACATGTTGGTGTGACTAAAGCTGATTTCAACGTTGCTGTTGGAAAATCATTTACCAATGATGGAACTTGGTTAGATCCACTAGAATTAATTAAGAATGGTCCTAGCGATACTGACACTGAAACGTCATCAGAAACTAACTCAAACTCAAATACTCAAGAATACTATTATTTTGCACCGTTTATGTATCGTGATGAAGAATCTATCAAGAAATATGGTGAGCATCCAGCAGAACCAATTGAAGATGGTAGATTTAAGGATAAAAGCGCAATGATTGAGTACGCTAAAACGAAACTACAACCAGAACCGTCATTGTCTATTGATGTAACAACAACTACTGGCGTTAGACCAATAGCTGGAGATGTCATGCACGTCATGGTTAAGTCACAAAACATTTCAACTAATTTCACTTTGACTGGTTTTACCTGGTATCCGTATTCATATCCAGTTGATAACCCAACATCAATTACATTGAATTCTAATGTTCAAAATATTCTGGATTATCAAAATTCAAGACAAAGACAGTTTAGTAAGGCTATATCTAAATTAAAGAGCTCCACAAATGAAGTAGTTAATAATATTAATAGTTTTAATGAATACGGTGGAAATCAACAGTTGCAAACATGGCTAAATGATTTTGTTGGAGGTTAGGTTATGAATATTTGGGAATGGATAGATAAACTAACAAAAGGTCTACAGAAATTGGATAGAAGAATTACAGTGATTGAGAGTGTGTTATTTGATGATAAGATAAATTCAGATACACCTAAACCACAACATATTGGCAAGATTATTGATGTCTCAGAGTGGCAAGGTGTAATTGATTGGAATAAGGTAATTGCTGATGATGTTACTTTGAGTATTATCCGAGTTCAACATGGTTCTGCTCACCAAGATTTGAAGTACATGGAGAATTTGCAACAATGTATTTCAGCTGGCGGAAAGTATGCAGTATATGCATATTTTGCTGCTACATCTACATCAGATGCTCAACAAGAAGCTAGAGATTTTTATAACAGAACACAACAGGTTGTCGCAGGTAAGCAACAGCCTATTTTTTATGCGATTGATGTTGAAAGTATTGAAATGAGTGGAGATATTACCCAGATGAGAGCTGGAGTAGAGGCTTATATGTCGCGACTTAATGCTTTAGGTGTCCCAGATAATAAGATAGTTCTGTATATTGCTAATCATTTATACGATAAGTTCAATTTGAATGTCGCGCGTCCTGGTGCGATTTGGATACCAAGTTACGGACAAAATGATGGCACATTGGCTAATAGTTTAAAACCTACACATCCATATGACTTACATCAATACACAAGCAAGGGTAGCGTAAATGGTATTAATGGAAATGTAGATATGAGTGCAGAACCAAGCGAGAGATTTAAGGAGTTGATATTTAGTGCTTAATTGGAATGGCGATATTCATGAATTTTTAAGTGTATATCAGAAGAATATGATGGACTTTCAAGATAAGATTAATAGTCATTTAAGTTGGTTGAATGATGACTTGTATCTGGATAATGATTTCAGATTAGCTTTGATCATTCAGAAACTAGATGCAAGTTTTTCAAGACTTTTGTATAACCAAATTTGTGAGAATACAAGGTTAATCAATATTGTCTTGAATAAATTATCAAGCCTATTAAATGAATCTGATTACCAAGAATATGATGATTTGGGTAACTTAGTAACAGTGTCTTATAAGGCTTATTTAGATAATAAGTTAGAGTTAGATAAGGATAATTTCAATAAATATTATCAACAACTTCAAGCTATTTTAGATAAACTAGCAAAGTTTAAACATGATAATGTTAGTGAACAATATTTGAAGGGTGGTGAGAATTAATGGCAGTAGCGAATAATCAATATATACACTTTGATTTATTACGATATCAAAATGAAGTTCTAGATATCACAAATAAATTTAAGGGACATGTTGGAGACACGCAGGATTATATTAAATTAAAAATAACATCTAATAGTTATCCGGTTGATTTACGTAACATGAAAGTGATATTTGCAGGCGTAGATCCTAAACAGATTGCTCATAGACACTATTTGGAGCTTAAGGCAGATCAAAAGACAGACAATTTAGAAAAGGGAATGTGTACGGTTTATTTTGATGAAAATACATTCAATTATGAAGGCGAATGGACCCAGGCTTATTTTAAATTCATTGATGAAAATGGTAATACAGTATCAACTGTTAATATGAAATTAATAGCTATGGGAGATCAGGTTTACGCTGCAGTAGGTCAAGTTGCAAATATTACGATAGATGAATTTGATAAAGAATACGAGAAAGTAAGGGAAGCAGAAAAGAAAACTGAAGCTTTATTTAATTCTTTATCTGCAGATGCCAAAGCCAAGTATCAAGCTGCATATGATGAATACAAGCAAGCTATTCAAGAAGCGCATGATGCAATCTTCAACGCTCAAACAGGTCTTAAAGTCAATTATGACAGGTTACAAGAAATGGCTCAACATATTCAAGAAACCTTACGTCAAGCACAATTCCACGATAGACCGTTTCAATTCGATACAGTTGCAATTATGAAAAATTATCTTGAGTTACAAGATGGAGATTTGGCGATTACAAGTGGCTGGGATAGTAAAGATGACGGTCATGGTAATATGTGGCAAGTTCGAGCTAAAAAACACGATGAAACACCAGATGAAATTAATGTGATTGCCTTACAATCTGGTTATGTAGCAGAGCGTAACTTAAGCATGATTTCAGCGGATAGCTTAGAAGATATTATGTACGGATATTCAATCAAAATTGTACATAATCAAAAAGGCTATCCTAAACCAACCGTTTTCTACTATGAAAATGCGATTGGTACTGAAATTGGTGGACTTGGTTCTGGCTCATTTGGTGAAACATTAACTAAATTAGTTCCTTGTGAAGCTGAGTATACGGATAATAATTCAATCGTTGTCCGTATACCACGTAATTTCTACATGGATGCTAAACCATATTACAAGTATGGAGATTGGTATTTAGGGAGTGGCAATAAAACAATTAAGATTAGTCTGGGTAATGTTGATGATGGTGCTGCTAAAGCTGGAGACGGTAAAGGCAGTAGTTATTTATCACATAGCACAGG